CATATCAAGATGTTCATCTACCTCACTCATTGTACATTTGGCGATGTATACATTTTCAGAGAAATGATTACCAGGTTCAAAGAATCGATAATCTCCTTTACTCTTTGGTAATCCATCTACAGAGAACAAATAATTTTCTACTGGATGTTGAAAGTCAAAAACTATAATGACTTTCTTATCAAAGAATCCCATCAAGTCCATACCGAAACAAGGAAGATTACTACCAGTTTTAGGATAGATTATATTGTTGTAAATACTGGATTTATCATTCCATATTTCTACAACCCTTGATTTGATTATGTAATCGTTTTTAAAAACTTTTGCAGAAAGAACAGTGCCTTTGGATTCCCAATCTGCCCAAGGATGGGCAAACTGGAGATCAAAGGTGTCATGCAATACTTTCTTGTAATTAACCCACAGATTCATTCTTCTCTGGCATGTCGAACTTATCATCTACTTTATCATATAATTCCAAGAATGATTGTTTTGTTTCATCATCGAAACGATTGATACAAGTTTGAATCGCTTTTGCTTTGTTATTGAAGATAGCATATGCATTTAGTATATGAACTAAACGTCTTGTGCTGATGATCTCTTCAATACCACCATCATAGAATGTCTTACGAATGATGTCTGCCCAATCAACAAGTCTCTTACAGAATTCAACATCTTTAACACCAAGTGTGGATGCAATATTCAAAAGAATTTTGTTTTCATTTGTTGTGAAGGATATGATTGCTCAAAGGTTACTGGGAATCTTTCAAGGAAGGCTTCGTTGAGCACGTTAGTTCCAATAAAGCGTCCGTCGTCTGAACCTTTACCCTTTGTATTTGCGGTGGCGAATATGTTGAATCCTGCTGCGGGTCTAACGAATCTGCCAATTTTTTTAAGGAATATTCCATTTCCCTCAAGGACACTCTGAAGGCAGAGAATTTTGTTAGAGGCAAGGTCGATTTCGTCAAGGAGCAATACTGCACCTCGTTCGAGTGCTTCAATGACTGGGCCATTGTGCCATACGGTTTCACCGTTAACAAGACGGAAACCGCCAATAAGATCATCTTCATCTGTTTCAATAGTAATGTTTACACGAATAAGTTCTCTCTTGAGTTGAGCACATGCTTGCTCGATAGAGAATGTCTTTCCATTACCAGATAGACCAGTAACAAAAGCAGGGTAGAATAATTTTGATTGTATTATCTTTTTGATATCAGGAAAACTTCCAAACTTAACGAAAGTATCATCTTGCTCTGGAACAAGATTTCTAACTTCTGCTGAAGGTGCATTGAATGTTTTCTCAATCTTATCTACAACTTTTTGTGTAACTTCAAGATTCCACTTACCTTTGGAAACTTTGTACTTCTGAAGTTTTCTTGTAACTGTCTGATAAGTGATATCATTCATTGCAACGAATGCTTTGATATCTGCTGCAGTAAACTCTGTACCGTAGAGAGATTTTAGTTTATCAGTAATTTGGTCTTCTGTCATTTTAACAGTGAATGGCACGTAGGTCATGATGTAGTAATTTATTTATGTACTAATTATAGTACAAAAAAAGGGTCTGTGAAGACCCTATGTGACACTAATATAATTGTCTATTCTAATGCCCAATCTAATGCTTTCTTTGCTGTAGTAACCATCTTAACTTTATTATAATGCCTTGCATATGGAACCGTTATATGAAATCCAAGTAGATCCCCATCAGGATCATCAGGTATACCAACTGGTTGAATAAAAAATATCCCTGCATGTGCAACGCATTTCCATCCTATATCTACAAACCCAAGATCTCTCAATGCACACTCTAGTTTAAGAGAGTGACAACCATCCATCAGATTCATACGGTATACCGAACACTATATTATATAGTTCTAGGTATTTTCAATATATTGGATGTGATCTTCAAGTTGTTTGATGAGTTTACCCTTCCCCTGTCTTCTGTCAAGTTCGATTCCTATGGTACGACCATATTCCTCTAATTCAACTTTTGACATGTCACCAAATCCTTTAGTCTCCTCTACAGGTTCATATGAGGAAGGTGCTGTATCAACTACAGGTTCTGAAGTACCTCCTAATAAATCTCCAAATCTACTCATTTTTTTAATCTGTACAACTTAATTATTTATAAATGTGCCAACGACAGATTGTTTTTTCTTCATTTAAATCAGATAACAACTTTAAATTGTTAAAGTTATATTCTTGAAGAACAATATTTCCTGCACATATAATTCTGTCAAAATTGTTTTGCTTTACCTGATCAACACCATGTATTCCCCATGATGGCCATGCTATAAAATCTCCAGTATTTTGATCTGGATATGTTTTATTAGAATTTGAATCTTTAAAATAAAAACATTTTTGATCTGGAACATTTGCAAAATGAACCCATGATATAGATTCCAAACCTGTAAAATGAGCATGTGGTTTATGTGAAGTTGTAGATGAATTACTCATCTGCATCCATACTGTATATTGATATCTTGATATGTGTTCCAAACCTAAATCGGTCATCATGTTACTTATAATCTTTCCATAAAATGGAACTAAATTATTAAATACGTCCAGATTATTTTTATCATAAAAAGTAGTAAAAAATTCTTTTTTATTTTCATGATTAGATTCAATGGACTCTAACATTTCTGAATAGAGTCCATCTGATAGAGATTGATTTGTTCTCCAGATTATCATGCAATCAACTCCACAAACTCTCCAAGAATTTTTTTGTTCATCTTCTTACCATTAAGTGACTTCTTAAATGCACTTCTGATCTGTGATTTTGTTGCATCTTCCTTGACCTCAAACTCTGTATCATTATCTAGGGCAGATGATGAAAGTCCAAAGTAAGTGTCATAACCAATATCCTTAATTGCAAATGCTCTTTGCTTTCTCCAGATTTTCATGTACTTCTCAATCTCATCTGTTTGATACTCAAGGTAAGTACGAAGAAAATAGTTTGCATCACGAGAGGCAAGTATACGAATGCCGATGAAATTAGTATCTGGAAAATTGTCTCTTAAGTTACGAAGTAAGACTTGAGTTGTATGATGGTAGTAATCTCCTTTGTGAAGATATGTTCTACCAGTTTTACGATCTCTTAAGTATGAGTTAGAAGGAATTGAATTATAACCACGATAAGGTGAATCATCCCAAGATCTTTGTACAGTGACATGATATGAAAGATGATTTGATTCTCCATCAGTTAGAATAACACATTGTACTTTTTCAACTTTGTTCTTTGATTTGAAATCTGGTATTAATTGATGAAGAGCAATCAAGGTGTCATTCAGAGGAGTTCCAGATAAACTCATACCAAGTGGAATCTGATACTTTGTGCGACAGTATCCAAAATTATTTACAATTCTCCATATATTCTTCATCTGCTTTTCAAGTTCTTTACCCTTTACTTTACTTGTGAATATATTCATAAGTGAAACTTTTGGATCAAACATTGCAAGACCATCTTTTACAGTATATGCAAACTGTTCAGATCTCTCTTCTAGATAACGATTCTCATTTGGATAATCATGAGTGAAAGCATAAACTTCAAATGGTATTTGAACTTTCTTACAGAACCAAAGAAGATTGTATAATTGCTTGACAGTATCGAGCATTACATTACTCATTGAACCAGACCAATCAAGAATGAATACTAAACCATGATTCTTACCCTCTGGAAGAACTGTAACTTTCTTGAATAGATCTTCACTATACTTGTAAGTATGAAGTCTGGATGTGTCAAGAACACCAGTTCTAGAAGTAGTAGCACGAGCATATGCAGATGCAGACTTCTTACACTCAAACTCTTTGACAAGATAGTTGACTTCTTTCTGTGCAGATCTCTTGAACTTCACAAAAGTTGCATCAGGATCAACTGTCTTGTCATAATTCCAAGATGATTCTCTGTAGTAATCAAAATCTGGATACTTAAGTTTTTGTGCTTTTACCATTTCTTCAAACCGAACCTCATCTTCGGCAAACTGCGTATCACATAATTCATGAATAGTTTCATTTGATATAATGATTCTCTTAAGATCCACTTGTGGTATTTCCCAATACACTGTCTCTCTAGCATTTGTTTGTGCAAGATTCTTGATTGCTTCCTCAAGAGAGTCTGCAGTTTCAACCTCAAGACCACCAGTTGATCCACCTGATGGTGCACTCTGTTCTTCTGTACTACCTTCTTCATCTTCAGTTGGTTTAACTCCTTGTGCTAGTTCTCCCTCTTCTTCACTACTACCTTGCTCATCTGTAGTATCTGATCCATTGTTATCAACATCATCAATAGAATCACCTTCTGCAGATTCCATGTCTAACTTTTCCTGCTCTTTCTTCTCTTCTAGTTTTGCTTGGCAATATTTGAAGAGTGCTTCTGCTGCATCAAGTGTATCCTCAAATGTTTCTGCCTTCTCAACCTGACTACGATATATCTCTTCCTCAACTGTGAAATCGATGTCTACAAATTACCAATCTGAAATATAAATTGATCTATCTGCAAGATTCATTTCATCAATATCTTTAAGTTCGATGCCAAAGAAATCTTTGTCTGATAATTCCTGATAACCATTGAAAAATGTTTTTGATATACCTGCATATCTACGCTTCATTAACTTCTCTACACGAGCATCTTCTACAATGTTTACAAAACTAGGATTGATCTGACGATCTTTGTACCACTCGATATCAGGAGTATAGAGTGCATGAGAAACCTCATGACTTACAAGCATATCATATACGTTCTCACTTGCATCCCATACTGGAAGAGTAAGTACACGAGAACTGACATTGAATGATGCTGTCTCAACTGGTTTATGTTCTACAATTAGATCTTCTGTAGCAAGTAGTTTTGCAAGTTGTGATTTGATTTCGTTTAAGGTAGTAGTCATGAATCTTTATCTGATATACCTATAATAACAACGAAACCGCCTCGATGGGCGGTCTAGTAGACACTTTATTAACTGTCCACGACGTTTCCTTGCTTGACGCAATGCCTGTGGTTTCAAGTGTCGCTTCTTTTCTTTTTTAGAATGGTGTTGCCAGTTAGGGACTTTCATTGGTCTTAACGGTATCAAGAATATTTATGGTTGGTTTCCATCCTAATTCCATTAACTTTGAAGGATCAGCACATGTGATATCTCTTTCACCTGGTGTATCTTCTTTAATTGGTAGATGACCCATGCCCATTTTAGTTGCCAGATCAATGACAGATACTGGATCTCCAGTGCCGACATCTAATACACCAGTATAACTGCTAGGAATCAAAGTTGCAATAGCAGATACAATATCATCAACATGAATCCAATCTCTTTTATGTCTTGTAATATAGGTGGCAGTTTTATCTTCTAGCATACGA